GAAACAGTGGCTTTAGCTTTTTCAATTACTGAAGAAGCAGAGGAAGATGGACTTTATGGTTCAATAGCCTCTAGATACACTAAGGCTTTAGCTAGATCTATGGCAACAACCAAAGAGATCAAAGCCGCAACTATCTTAAATAACGCTACAAGTGCTGGTGTATATGCGGGTGGTGATGGAGTTGCATTATTAAGCACTGCTCACCCAACTCAAAATGGTAATCAGAGTAACACTTTAGCAACGGCAGCGGATTTATCAGAAACATCTTTAGAGAGCATTCTGATTAATATTGCTGACATGAAAGATGAAAGAGGCTTAAGAGTAGCCGCACAAGGAACAATGTTAATTATTCCTACTGCATATACTTTTGTAGCTGAAAGATTGCTTGAAAGTCAGTTAAGAACTGGTACTTCAGACAATGACATCAATGCTATTAGATCTGGTGGTTATTTACCACAAGGATATCATGTAATGAGAAGGCTTACAGACAGTGATGCATTCTTCATTAAGACAGATGTTCCAGATGGTCTAAAAATGTTCCAAAGAAGTCCTATGAAAAAGGGCATGGAAGGTGACTTTGAGACAGGAAATGTACGTTATAAAGTGAGAGAAAGATATTCTTTTGGTTTCACTGATTGGCGTGGAATTTTTGGTACAGAAGGTGCCGCTTAATAACCTAGTATAAAGAGAGGGGAAACCCTCTCTTTTAATTAACCTTGACTGCGAAAGCAGACAGTAGCCAAGACAAGGAGAATTTACATGGCTAAATCAACCTTTTCGGGTCCAGTAGTATCTAATAATGGATTTATACAAGCTGGATCAAACAATATCGTAAACATAACTGCAGAAACAACTTTAACATTTAATGATCATGCAGGAAGAATTATTGAAATCAACGATGCTGATGGTGCAGTAACATTACCATCAATCAAATCTGGTGAGTTAGGTGCTACATATAGATTTTTTGTTGGCACAGATGCAACTGATTTAGATATCAAAACAGATGGAACTGACAAATATGTTGGATCAATAATGGTAGCAGTTAATGATGGATCTAAAAAGTCATTCATACCAGCGGCAACTAATGACGTTATTTCATTAAATGGTAGCACTACTGGTGGTGATGCAAACTCATATGTTGAAATAACTGCACTAGCGACTGCTGAGTACCTAGTACAAGGTGTTTTAATTGGATCTGGAACAATAGCGACTCCGTTTGCTGATAGTTAATAGGAGATAATAATGGCTGATATAACATCAAGCACCATACTCTCCGAAAACACTAGAGAAATTGTAATGGCATTTCAGTATCAATTTGTTGATACTGGAGACGAATCAGCAGTAACAAAAGTTGATGTATCTACATTACAAGCCAATGCTAATGGCGATTCGTGTACAGGAGTTAAAATAACCAAATGTACATGGGTTGTAAAAGGAATGACTGTAAGGGTTTTGGCAGACGCCGATACTGATATAATTATGCTTAACCTTGACGAAGGACAGTCTGGTGAAGCTGATTTTAAAGACGTAGGTGGCTTGCCAAACACAAAACAAACTGGAACTAATCCTACTGGTGATATAAAATTCACTACAACAGGTGCTGGAGCCGGTGATTCTTACCAAGTTGTTCTAACCATGACAAAGAAATATGGATAGAGTGAGCTATGGCAACATCTGGAACAGTCGCATTTAGACCAAATGTTGAAGAGATTATAACTGAGGCTTATGAGAGATGTGGCATTGATATTCAGACAAGAACTGGAGATCAAGCCATATCTGCTCGTAGAAGTTTAAATTTACTCTTTTCAGAATGGGCAAATCGTGGAATAAATTATTGGGCAGTTACTAATAACACATTAGATCTTTCAACTGGAGTAAGCAGTTATAATCTGCCAGCCGGTGTTTTAGACTTTCTTGATGTTGTAATTTTTAATACTGCAGAATCTACAAGAACAGACACGATTATTAATAGAGTTACTATATCTGAATATAATCAAATACCTAATAAATCAGATAGAGGTAAACCTAATCAGTATATGTTAGACAAAGGTAGACAGACTGGATCTAATAACATTGCTAAAATATTTGTGTGGCAAACACCAGACATTGACACTTATCGTCTTAGTTATTGGGCAATGACACAACTTGATGATATTACGCTATCTAACCAAGATACAGATATACCTTATACTTGGTCAGAGTGTATATGTGCTGGGTTAGCAAGCAAACTTTCAGTAAAATTTGCACCTGATAAATACCCATTGCTGAAACAAATATACAATGAGGCTTTTGAATATGCATCTACAAATGACAATGATGGTGTGTCTCTGAAGCTACAACCAACAGGTCTAAATCTAAGGTAATGGCAAGGAAGTTCGCTCAAGGTAAAAAATCTCAAGCCATAAGTGATATTAGTGGTGCTACAGTACCCTATACCCAACTTAAGACAACTTGGGATAATTTAAGAGTTGAACCTTCTGAGTACGACCCAAAGCATCCACAACTCACTCCCGCCCAAAATGTTGTGGATGCAACTGCATTAAGAGATCCAAGACCAGATAATGATCCAGAAAATGTAGTTATAAATTTTGCTTTTACAAGCAACATATTTTTATCAAAAGTAGAAAGATCACAAGTAGGCACTAACATTCATGCACTGAGTAGTGTTGGAAGACATCAAGTATTTATATCTGAGGAACAAACGGGTGTACAAGGAACAACTGCAATAGGAGCTTATGCACCAGGCTTTGATGTTACTGGAGTTAGTGCAACAGGAACAATTAATGACGTTCTACCAGAAGATCAAACAGGTGTAAATCCAACTGGAGTTGCAGGCACAACCTCCATAGGTAACTTCCAAACTGGTGCAGTTATAACTGGCGTACAAGCAACTGGTGGCACTGGAACAGAAACAATTAACCATGATAGGGTGTTTGAGTTAGCAAATGGTGGTGTGAGTGCAACAGGCACAGTTAACGATCAAAGTTTTGACACAAGAACTGGGGCATTAAGTAGTGTAGCTGGAACCATTTCAATTGGAGCTTTTGTGGCAAGCCCAGGTGTTCCAGTGACTGGTGTGTCTGGAACTGGAAACATAGGAACATTTGGTGAATCAGGCGATGGAACTCTGAACTTAACAGTGAATCCAGTAAGTGCTACAGGTACTGCAGGAGTAGGTGTAGAAGTTGCTGAATCAGAAATACCAGAATCTAATACTAATGGTTGGGGAGAAAATGCTTTTGGTTATGGTATTTGGGGTGGAGATGGAGAAGTTAAAGGTGTTGGTGGCGTTGGCACTGTATCTATGGATATATTTAACGGGCCGAACCCAGTCAGTGGAGTATCAGCTACAGGCTCAATAGGAACTTATGTAGTTCAAGGAGATTTAACTGTAACTGGGGTTACTGGTACTGGAGCACTAGGTACATCTACATTCTTTATAGAAACGGCTATACCAGTAACAGGTGTTGCTGGTACTTCTGCAGTAGGTGACGAAACTGCACAAATTAACCCTGGATGGGGTGAAGGAGCATGGAACGATGGAACATGGGGTAATTAAATGAATTATACAAATTTGGTAACGAATATACAAAACTATTTAGAAGATGATGGCACTGAGTTTGCGGCATCTATACCTACAATTATATCACAAGCAGAGAGTATGATATTTGCTAGGCTACCTAATCTGCCATGTTATAGAAAAAAACAAAGTGGCAATTTAGTTATAGGTACAAAAGAATATGATGTAAGTGGTGCAAGGATGATAAGACAAGTATCAGTGACAAAAGCTGACAGTGATGTGGTTTTTCTAAAACATAGAGTAGATAGCTACTTAAGAGACTTTGCACCTAATGCAAGTACAACTGGCACACCATTTATGTATGCCACCAAAAATGCTACAACTTCTGGAATAAAAATATTATTAGCACCCGTACCAAGTGCAACTCTAGCATATGAAATAGATTTCATAGGTTTAGAGACAGGATTATCTACAACCAACGCTAATAGTTGGGTAGGTGATAACGCTGAACAAGTTTTATTAACTGCTTGTTTGTTAGAAAGTTCCTCTTTTCTAAAGGCACAAGATAGTGTAAACTTGTATAAAGCACAGTTTGATGAGGCAATAACATTGTTTCAACAAGAAATGCAACGTAATTACCAAGCAGAATACGAAGGAGGTATTTAACAATGGCGATAACACAAGCAATGTGTACATCATTTAAAGCTGAAATTTTAGATGAACAACACGACTTAGCGGCAGATACTTTAAAGATAGCTCTTTATACAAGTTCTGCTAGTTTAGATGCAAGCACAACTGCATATACAACATCAAATGAAATTAGTGGCACAGGATATAC